TTTGGAGGTGTGTTTGAAAGTTAATACTACGGTATAACTCTTTAGTTATACAAATGTTAACGACAAGATCATTTGTCTTTCATATTATTACTAATTATTAATTTATTATTAAACCAATTCACGAATATACTGCTGAATGTTTAATTGTTATTAATTAGTAATATGATTTAATTGTTTATTGTTATTATTAATTAATTTAAATACTATTTAATTGTTATTAATCACAATCGCAATCTGGTGCTATAGTTTAACGGTTAGAACGTGTGTCTGTCTAACACAAGGTCGCAGTTCAATTCTGCGTAGCATCGTTAGAGATTTATTCTCTAAGTGTTAAATTATTAAGGTATTAATCTATGTTTCAAATGATTAAAGACCTTAAGAAGGTCTACGATGTTGATGACTGTAAATATATTCTCGAAGGAGGATGTGTTAGCGGTTGTGCTCATTCACACATTTACTATTCACAAACTAATTCATTTTATGATAAGTATGATGATGAAGTGGTAGAGTATGTAAAAGATCAAATGGGTGATAATTATCCAGCTTGTGCCTTTGTTGAGAACGATTACGATTTAGTTCTTTATAAGAATTCTATGGTATGGTGTGCTATTGAATGTTTTGCATTTGAGATATGTGATGAAGAGTTAATGAAAGCGAGGGTTTTATAATGATATTACTAGCTTTTATGCCTATTGTATTAACTTATTTAATGGTGGTCTATTTCTAATGAATAACTATTATTATCAGTTAGCATTAACTATTCAACAGTTACAACAACAAGGTAAGATTGTTACTATTAAACAATTACCAACTACTATTAATCGTAAGAGGAGAAGTTATTTATGAATTACGCAAGTAAAACTAAATCAGATCTACTTGAGATTATAAAGTATAGAGATAATGAGATTAAAGAATTTCAATCTTTATATGCTCATACAGATATAGATTTAAATGAATTAAAAGAAGAACGAACGTTTCTTATTTATTTATTATTACTTACATTTACTATTGGTGTGCTATTCTAAATAGCCACCTTTTTTTTATTTAATTATGTTATTATTATCTACCTATTTAATTTGTTTATTATTATTAATAGATCAAGGTCTATTTAATTTGTTATTAGTTTCACAAACTTTTCACAATCAAGCCTGGACGCAAACAAGATATGTGGGTTTCCAAACAAACGATAGCATCCTAGGCAGGATCGACTATAATAAGTACATACAGAAGGAAACAGCATGAAGCAAACCTATCAAATGTTCTTTGGTCTTAATACACCACAAGGAACCATCTCAGAAGACTCATGGAAGGCTTTCCAAGACGTTATAAGTATGTCTTTTGCAGGTTATACCGTTCAAGACTGCGAGGGTGCTTGGAAGGGGTCTCAGGAGTCTACTAAGTTAGTAACAGTTACTACTAAATATGAGGATAAAGTTAATGATGTTTGTAAAGCATACATTGACACATTCAACCAGGATGCAGTAGGGTTATTAGTTAGTGAGCCTATGAGATTCGTAACCAAAGTATCCGAGGTTTACTAATGAGAAGTAAATCACGTCCTGTTGTCATTACATATAAGACAAGACAGGACGCAATCAAAGCTAAAAACTATTTATTTAAATTACACGGACAGAACAATGCAATCAACTGAAACAAACATTCCAAATACTCCTGCAGAAGCAGTAGCTTTATATGAGAAAGCTGGTAAAGTATTAGGTACACCAAAGAAAGCTAAGAAAGTTGGTGTCGTAGGTATATCTAAGGCAGAGAATGTACAACTAGGGTTAATACTTAGATGGGTAGCATTAGAATTAGATTGGGATACTATTCCTAATGAAGTTCTAGTTAATCCTGAATCATTAACAAAACTAATTGGTCGTTATCAAATAAAAGCTCAGTAATTATTATCTATTCACAATCGCACAAGGACGCAAACAATGACACTCAGATCAGAAACAGCAATCGAATACTTCTTCGACAATGCATACTTATCCTATTGTAAGGATCATGATACTTTAATAGTATCTAATAACCATGAAGATAGAATAGTATTAAGTGGTGTAGAACAAGGAGATGTAGATAGATTCATTGAAACATATATGGAATATGTATTAAAAGATGAGGATCTTGCAAGCACATTCAAGGCTGCTGTTAAAAAACAATTAGCTAAGGATGTAGAGGCTATCGATGAGTAGAACAGCATTCTTTTTATTAAAAACTACTATACGTGATGACTATGATCTTGCTGATGCAGCCAGGGACGTAGAACAAATGGCTGAAGCTGTATGTATAGATTATGTATGGTTAGAAGAACCTTATGATTCACCTTACATTGCACACTAATGGAATACCAGGAAATGATTGAACTAATTGATTCACGCGTAGATTACATGACTGATGTAATCACTGATTCAGAATGGTTTGATGAGAAAGTACAAGAAGCTGTTAAATCTTATTTGGAAACAAATCAATTATGAAACAATATAAATTCACAATCGTAGTGCGCTCACCATTAGATGTAAAAGATTTAGTATGGGCTTTTACTCACAAACTTAAGGACGCATTTCCAATTGTGTCTATATCATTTGATGAGGTTAGTGATAGACCTACCAGTGTTGAACATCATGGAGGTGATCTTGATAGCCTAGATAACTACAAAAACATACCAAAGAGGTACTAATGAGTAAATTAAATGACATACCATTAGGTAAAAGAATGGTAATAGCATTAATGCAAGATTGCCATGCTAACATACAAAAAGCTGAGTGTAATGTCTATGCTTTCTTAGAAATGCCAGTAGGTGTAGGAGATCATCCTAACATCATGGAAACTATTCAAGGACAGCTAGATGTTATCTCACAAAACAAAGACAGACTAAACGTATTGGAGAGTACATTTCATGAGTTCTAAATCAAGAGAATGGTTGTTCTATAATGCTGTCATGGCATGGTTAGTTAACTATGCTAGTAAAGAAAGTGATCTTGTTAAACCATATCAAGATCTATTGAAGGAGTTAGACAATGAACAGTTCATTACAACTAAAACACAAAAACGCGGACGTCCGGCGAAAAGACAAAGGACGAAAAAAGCCACAAGCAATCCGTCAAGCACGGAAAAGAACGAAACAACTACTAAGGAGACTTAAATGAATCGATATGTATGTCATTATGAAAAAATGGGGTGCATTGTATTAAATGCTACAGATGATGAAGAAGCAGCTTGGCTAGGTCTAGCTCATGCTAGAATAGAAGGGACGCAATTAAGAGATGTACAATTAATCGAGAAATTTAATGAATAAAAAGAAATACTTTCCTAATAATTGGAAAGCTTATTCACAATCGCCTGACAGTTTCTTTATACCTATAACTTACGATGAGTTTGAGCGTTGGAAAATTAACGGTTGGATGTTACCATCATCAGTAGATTGTATTATCAGGGAGGAAGATATTCAAACTGGTGCAATTAGTGAAAAGGTGTATTGTAGTTACAAGGCTGCAGTTAAATATATAGATGATAGAACTTCTGGTAAGAAATATGTGGACAATCCTAAGATCTATACTATATGTAACAACGAAGCAGTTAATGTACTGAAACCTAGACATATGATTAAAGATCATGAAGAGGAATATCTTATTTCTAACGAGGACGCAATAAAACCAGATAACTTCTGGGATACAGAAGATTTTGACAACCCATACATTGAGGAGGACGATTATGATGACGGACAGTTTATCTAAGGTATATGATTATTTTGAGGACGCAGTAAATGCTATTCCACCAGATCATCCAAATTACCACGAAATAAGGAGGCTATTAATCTCACAAATAAACGATGAACTCCACGATCATGCAACCTACAGTAGAACAGATAGACGAGCAAGTTAAACTTGAACGTGATGCAATTAAACAAGGTCTTAAAAGGTTACACGATCAAACTATTAAATTAGAAAATCAAACCTATGGTTCAGCTACTATTTATGGTATATCTTCTATACACTCTTTACTTCCAAGATTGGTATCTAGGATAAAAGAAACCAATTCAAGGATACACGAAAGAAAGAATGGTGTAGCATTTAAAGAGATACACAAATATCTAAAAGATATAGATGAAGAATCTGCTGCTGCAATAGCATGTAAGATAACATTCGATAAAGTATTTGGATACAAGGACGGATGCAATCTAATCACTAACGTTTGTGAATCCATTGGACATGCAATTGAAGATGAATGTCAGATGAGACATTATGAAACCCATGCACCTGGATTACTGAATACATTGAAAAAGAACTACTGGCATAGAGCAATAGGCACAACCCAGAAACTTGTCGTAATAAGAACATTGATGAATCGTTATGAGGTTAAACAATGGACAATCTGGAATAGAACTATTAGAATTAAACTTGGTGCTTGGTTATTAGATTGTATAATGAATTCTAGTGGGTGGTTTACTAAACAATCCGTAAGACAAGGACGTAAGACTAGCATATTTGTTGTCCCTACCCCTGAGTTTATGGACATCAAAGATGAAGTGATGGCTAACGCTGAGTTGTTTGCACCTTTAGCTTGGCCTATGTTAATACCACCTAAAGATTGGACTAATGAATCATCTGGTGGATATATGTTAAATGAGGTAATGCATGGTCACGATTTAGTACGAAAAACCAATCACTCACGTATACAGGGAGAAACACCGCTAGCCTTTTTGAATAAGATTCAGAAGGTAGCATATACATTAAATTCTTTCACAATCATGGTCGCAGAGACGCTCCAAGATAGAGGAATTAGTGTAGGTAAATTTCTACCAATTATTCATTACGATCTACCACCTAAACCAGTAGATATAGCGGAGAACAAAGACTCACGGTTGGCTTACCGTCGTTCTGCTGCCGAAGTAATGAATAAGCAAGCAGCCGAATTTAAAAAGTCATGCCGTACTAGGATGACTATGGAAGCAGTTAACCGATTTAAGGATAGAGATAGATTTTTTTGCCCGTGGTCATTTGACTATAGGGGAAGAGCATATCCTATACCTGCATTCCTTACACCTCAAGATACTGACTTTGGCAAGGCACTTATTCGCTTCGCAGATGAGCAGATTATCACACATCAGGGTAAGAAATGGTTAGCATTCCAAGTAGCAACTACATATGGTTTAGATAAAGCCACAATGACTGAAAGGTTAGAGTGGACGAATGAGAACATTCCGTTGATTACCAGAGTAGCTACAGATCCAATAGATAATCTTGGTGACTGGGAAGCAGCGGACGAGCCGTGGCAATTTTTATCGGCATGTGACGAGTATTACCATGTGTGTATCAAACATACTCGTATTACGACTGGTTTATGTGTTGCCACGGATGCTACATGTAGTGGTCTTCAGATTCTCGCAGGTCTCGCACGAGATCGGAGCACAGCACAACTCGTCAATGTGTTGCCCGCTGATAGACCACAAGACGCATACAAGGTTGTAGCGGAAGTAGCCAAACCTAATTGTCCTGCCCACATACGAGAAGTAATGGACAGGAAAACCGTCAAAAGGACGGTTATGACTATACCCTACAATGCTAAACCTTATAGTAATAGGTCATATATTCGTGATGCCCTATTAGAGAAAGGAATTGAGATCGACAAGGAAGATCTAACAGCTACTGTAACTGCGGTCAGGGACGCTATGGAACATGTTGTCCCTGGTCCTATGTCAGTTATGAAATGGATAGAAACAGAAGTATCTAAAGCTATCAAACGTGGTGCTGAAGAATTAGAATGGGTTACACCGTCTGGGTTCGTAGTGCATCAGCGTATCATGAAGAAACAAGTAGCTAGATTTGAGTTACAATTATTAGGTCGTTGTCAGATATCAGTAGCAACTGATGAGACTAACGAGGTAGATATTAATCGTCACCGTGCTGCAACAGCACCTAATTTAATACATTCACTCGATGCTTCACTGTTACATCTCAGTATAGATAAATTTGATAAGCCAATAGCATTGATTCATGACAGCGTTCTCACACGAGCAGTTGACATGGACGAATTATCGGCTATAATAAGAGAGACATACATGCACCTATTTGCGGAGCATGACTATCTCAATGACTTTGCTCAACAGATAGGAGCAGAGACAGAACCACCGATTATAGGTGACTTAAAACCTGAATCGGTTATAGATTCAACTTACTTTTTTTGTTAAAATGCCTAAAAACGTACACGTTACGGATGAAGTTACACTTGAGGGATTTCAAGCTATCCTAGAACCCGGAAAGTTTGGTTATTCACTCTCGGCTGTGGTTGGCGAAGATCTCGCTGATAAGCTAGAAACAGAGAGGGCTGATGTCCTAAGATGGGCAGAGTCTAAGCTCAAGAATCCGAAAAGAGCTACCCTAAAACCAACACCATGGGAGGAAGTTTCGGATGGAAAATATAAAATTAAATTCTCTTGGGGTGAGGATAAGAGACCTCCTGTAGTAGATACAGAGGGATCGCCCGTTACTGATAAGAAAGTACCTTTATATGCAGGATCTACTGTTAAATTGGGTTTCTTCCAAAAACCTTATATTCTACGGGACGGGATTACCTATGGCAGTTCTCTTAAGTTGGTTGGCGTACAAGTTGTGTCAGTTAAATCTGATGGGGCTGGTGTCGATTCTGGAGAGTTGGGTGAGGATGAAGTAGCTGATCTTTTCGGTAAGACTAAAGGCTTTAAAGCTAGTGAACCACCTGTAGAAAATGCCGAAGAAGAAACAGAGGACTTCTGAAGAAGACCCTATTGAATGGGCACAACGAGCCTATAATCAATTAAAAGAAAATAAGAATAAGAATGTTAAATTCAAGTCTAAGCTAGAAGAGCAAGTAGCAAACTTACTTACTAATCTCGGAGTTACATATGAGTACGAATCTTGCAAGGTTCCTTATACCATTCAGCATAATTACCACCCTGATTTTATACTGCCAAACTACGTATACCTTGAAACAAAAGGATACTGGTCTCCAGAAGACAGGCGCAAAATCGCTGCTGTTAAGCGAGATAATCCAGACTTAGACTTAAGGATGGTGTTTCAAGCACCTTACAATAAAATTTCTAAAGGTTCTAAAACAACGTACGCTAAGTGGTGTGATAAACATGACATCCCTTGGTGTGCCTACCACTCATTACCAATAGATTGGTTAACATAATGGATGACTCAGAATTTGTGACACATGAACCATGTGATTATTGTGGCTCATCAGATGCTAATTCAGTTTACTCTGATGGTCACAAGTTCTGTTTTTCATGTCACAAATATACACCCGCAGAGGGTATAAATCTTAAATCACAATCACCACGGACGATGACAAATGTCAACTTTAAAGGAGAACCTGAAGCCCTCAGAAGAAGAGGACTCTCTGAGCAGACTTGCAAGAAGTTCAGGATTTACAGAGACGCAGCTACTTTACGCTTTCCATATTTCACAAGCGATGGAGTTCTTGCAGGATTCAAAATAAAGAATAAACAAAAGGTATTTACCTATGAAGGACAATCAACTGACACCTTATTTGGTCAGCATTTATTTCCTACAACTGGTAAGCGTATTGTTGTTACTGAAGGTGAATTAGATGCTGCAAGTTGTTATGAAGCGATGCCTAACTGGCCTATGGTTTCTTTACCACATGGTGCGGCGAGTGCTAAGAAGGATTTACAAAAACAACTTCCCTTATTTCAAGGGTACGAGGAGATCGTATTATTCTTCGATGGCGACGAACCAGGACGTAAGGCTGCTGAAGAAGCGGCTGGTATCTTACCCGCTGGTAAAGTCAAGATCGCAAAGATGGAGTCCTACAAAGATCCGTCTGATGCGCTGCAAGCTAAGGAACCTGATGCGATAAGAAAAGCAATATGGGATGCTAAACCATACAGACCAGACGGAATAGTAGATGGAAAAAATTTATTACAGTTAGTAACTACACCACAGAAACCATACGATCATGAATACCCATTTGAAGGACTTAACAAGAAACTACACGGGATCAGGTATGGGGAACTTACAACCTTTACTAGTGGCACTGGGTCAGGAAAGACCAGTATCATGCGTTACCTTGCAACTGACTTACTCAACAAAGGGGAATCAGTTGGGATCTTGGAACTTGAAGCAAGTAATAGAAGAACAGCTCTTGGATTGATGTCCACAGCAGTTGGAAAAAACCTAACATTAAAAGAACATGACCAATCAGAACTCGAAGAGCATTTTCGTAATTCCATTGCTAATTGGAATCTTTACCTTTTTGACGGCTTTGGTTCTTTCGATCCGCAGCTTATTTACAATCGGATCGAGTACCTTGCCAGTGGACTGGAGTGTAGTGTTATATTCTTAGACCACCTTAGTATATTATTAAGTGGACTCGAAGGTGACGAAAGACGAATGATAGATACCACCATGACCAAGTTACGTTCATTAGTAGAACGTACTGGTATAGCATTATTTTTAGTTTCACACTTACGTAGAAGTACTAATGACAGTCGTAATCACGAAGAGGGAGGGAGGATCAATCTCTCCCAACTTAGAGGATCTCACAGCATCGCTCAGATCAGCGATAATCTGGTCGGATTGGAACGAAATCAGCAATCCGAAGATGGAAGAAGTCCTACGACTCTTAGAATCCTTAAAAATCGTTATTCAGGCGAGACAGGGACGTGCGGGGAACTAACATACGATATAAACACTTGCAGATTTACTGAAAATGAAACTACGCAATCACCAGTTTTCAATCCAGCCACGGATTTTTGAAGGCAGCTCCTATAGCCATCCTTGGTACGATTATGTCGCCTTGATAGATAGTAATAATTTGATTAGACCTAACCCACCGAGTAAAGAGGCAGTAGAACGTGCAAAGTTCATCGACAAAACCTACCACTGGCAAAGTGGGGGCAGTCGTATTCGATCTAGAAACTAATGGCTTATCATTCACGTCAGAAGATCCACGAATACATTGCGTTGCATTACACTGGGCCGAGGATGGACGTACGGAAGCATTCAATGATGAACCGTATACCTCTGCTCCAAAAGAGTTACCAATGGGTAGTAACTACTCTATCACCACTGCTCTATCCCATTTGGAAGTCGCTGATGTTATTGTTGGGCATAATATCATTGGGTTTGACTTACCTTTTATATATAAGCTATACCCTTGGTTTAATCCTCGCGGTACCATTATTGATACTCTTTTGTTATCTCGCTTATATCATCCGAATTTACTCGATATAGATAAAAGACACGCATGGAAAGACATGCCGACGAAATTATATGGAAGTCATTCTCTTAAGGCTTATGGCTACCGTCTAGGTTTACACAAGGGAGACTTTGGTGAGGACACAGATTGGAAAGAATGGTCACAAGAGATGCAAGATTATTGTATACAAGATGTTAAAGTTACAGAGAAGTTATGCGACCACTTCCACCCTTATCTGATTGGCTCAAATTAGAGCATCAGGTAGCACACATACTTACTGAACAGGAGAATCATGGATGGTATTTTGATGAGCCAGCTGCACGGTCACTTGAATCTGCTCTCAGACGAGAGTATGAAGAAACTAGTGAACTACTACGCAACAGGCACCCTTTCGTTGCCGGACCATTATTTACTCCTAAGCGAAATAATAGGACCAAAGGCTATGTCGCTGGTGCTACATTTACCAAGCTAAAGGATACAAATCCTACCTCACGAGATCATATTTCATGGATACTGACAACACACTATGGCTGGAAGGCGTTATTAATGACCTCTACAGAAAAGCCCGTCATAAACGAAACGGTACTAAAGGATATTGGGACGGATATAGCTCTTCAATTTCTGAAACTACTGGATCTGACAAAGCAGTTAGGAATGATATCAGAAGGCGTGAACGCATGGCAGAAGCTTGTTACGACCTCTAGCCGCGTACACCACCATTGTTCAGTAGCAACTAGCACATTTCGATGTGCCCACCGTAAACCAAATTTAAGTCAAGTTCCCTCAGATGAAAGATTCAGACAATTATTTACAGCGTCTCCAAATAAAGTATTGGTCGGTGCCGATCTTAGCGGTATTGAGCTACGGATGCTTGCCCACTATCTCGCCCGATATGATCAAGGACGTTACGCCAGAATTCTCCTCACCGGAGATATCCACGCCGAAAATGCCAAGCGGGTTGGCGTTACCAGGAAACAAATAAAGACAATTTCGTACGCATTTTTGTATGGAGCTGGAGACCAGAAACTAGGTCATAGCTATGATAAACAATTATCAAATGAGAAAGCTGCTAAGAAAGGCAGGGAAATCAGAAAGGCATATGTTGATGCGATTCCAGGTCTTAAAGAATTACTTACAGCGGTTAAGAAGGTCAGTGAGAGAGGATATATTTTAGCTTTAGATAAGAGACGTATCCTAGTTGATAAGCCTCACAAAGCTTTAAACTATCTTTTACAAGGATCCTCAGCCGTTTTGGCGAAGCGGTGGATGTTATTTACATATGATCATCTACCTAAATCTGCTCATCAATTAGCATTTGTACATGACGAGCTGCAATATGAATGTGATGAGAAAGACAAAGAGGATCTCCAGTTCCTCCTCGAACTTACAGCAGCACAAGCTGGAGAATATTACAACATGAGATGTCCTATAGCCGCTGAAGCACAGTCAGGAGCTAATTGGGCAGAAGTACACTAACCACCTATGGAATTATTAATTGATGCCGACTACATTGTATACAAGAACTGTGCGGCAGCAGAGACTGAAATAGATTTTGGCGAGGATGTAATCCTTGTTACTAGTAACTTCAGTGACGCATACAATGCAACGATAAAGGAACTTACCAAAATTAAATTAGAGTTTGGAGGATTTCCTAATATAAAGCTATTCTTTTCTGACACTAAAAATTTTCGGAAAAAAATTGCACCAACTTACAAAGGCCACCGAAATCGTAAGAAACCTTGTGGGTATAAACGTGTTATAAATAAACTCAAGACTGAGTTTGAAGTAATAGTCATGCCTGAATTAGAGGCTGATGATGCGATGGGTATTTATGCTACCCAGTACCCAGGAAATGTAATAGTTTCACCAGACAAGGACATGAAACAAATACCTGGTACCTTATATAATCTAGATGAAAGATTCACAATCACTAAGGACAGCGGAAGAGCTTGGCATTTTATCCAGTGTCTTTCTGGAGATCAAACTGATGGATATGGTGGAGTCCCTGGAATTGGAGTTAAAAGAGCAGAAACCCTATTCAACAAAGAAGGGTACAGCTGGAATACAATTGTCAATGCCTTTAAAAGTAAGGGACTCACTGAAGAAGATGCTTTACTCAATGCTAGATTGGCTAGAATACTAACTATTGATGACTATGACACAGAAAAACAAAAAATCCGACTATGGACTCCCAGAGCCAGTGACTACATTAACGATGGATCAGTCATTGAAGCTAAGAGTTCTTGAACTAAAACTTAAAGAGAACTATGATGATCATAAAGATGATATTATAACTCTTTTCTTAGCCTTACAAAAACAAAACTTTGTTTTAGGCAATTCACTTAAAAATCTACTCGACAAATGGACTACTATAGAAGAGGGAAGATCGAATGCTGGGATTTTATTCGGGATCAGGATCTAAACTTTCATTTAGGTAATGCAATTAAATATATATGTAGAGCTGGTCACAAAGGAGGCCAACTCAAAAGATGCGAAGACTTAGAAAAGGCTATTCACTATTTACAAAACGAACTCCACCATGAAGAAAACTTTCTTATCCAATCAGGCGAAGGAATTCCGTTCACGTTACAACCTACAGAACGCAACCAATTTAAAACAACGTACGTATCAGAAGAATCTGATCGTAGAGGAATTTAAAGAGTTCCTTGAAGCTGAAGGAATGCTATTTAGAAATAATGTTGATTTTCCAGCTGAAGCTCTGAAAGAATTAGCAGACTTAGTATATGTTTGCTATCAGTATGCTGAGAACATGGGCTGGTTCTTAGACGAAGCATTAGACAGGGTACATTTAAGTAATATGTCCAAACTTGGTGAAGATGGCTTGCCAATTTACCGAGAAGATGGTAAAGTTTTAAAAGGACCAAATTATGCACCGCCAAATTTAACTGATTTAATATAATGACAGAATTAATCTCCCGCACTGGTCGGGTCCAGTCATGGCTGGATAACCCAGAATCACGACTTCCAGTGAGCTGTACTGTATTTGTTGTCGAGGACTCCATGGAGGGTCCAGAGGGCATTGAGGCTAGCTGGAGATTCGCATCACACGCCCTCCGCAATGGGGCAGGGTGTGCTATACACTTATCTAAGTTGCGTCCAAAAGGAGCTGATAATGGTCGTGGCCTGACAGCTAGCGGTCCAGTATCCTTTGGAAAAATCTACTCAGTGCTCAACGAAATACTACGCAGAGGTGGTACCTACAAAAATGGAGCGATTGTTTTACATCTGGATCTCGATCATCCTGATGTCGTCGATTACATTACTACTCCTCGATCAGAACTCCCGTGGGTCAAGCGGTGTATCGACATTGATGATGAGAAATGGAAAAACGCTGATAATACAACACGGGAAGCGTTGATATATGGTATTAAGTCAGGTGATATCTGGCTAAACAAAATTAAACACAATAAAAACGGAGAAAGAATTTATGGCAACGTCTGTCTTGAGGTTTACTTGCCCTCACGTGGAACTTGCTTGTTACAGCATGTCAATCTCTCAGCCTGTCAAACCCAATCCATCAGAAAGGGTTTCATTGATGGTATGTCCGAGTTGTGCAGCCTCCATAGCCGGACAGGTGTTGGAGCAACTGGAGAATACTTGTCGTCTGATATCGACAGACAAGTTGGCCTCGGTATCCTCGGACTCGCAAACCTCCTTGCACGACATAGCGTAACATACGAACAATTTGGTAGAGCATTACAATGCGTAAACAATCATGGATCTATTGTTACAAGAGCAGAGCATCTTGCCAGTGAACTTAGATATGGTATTGAAGCTGCCGCTGAAGTGGCTAGGGCTAATAATATGGTTAGAGCATTTTGCATTGCTCCGACAGCCTCTTGTAGTTATAGAAGCAAGGATCTGGATGGCTTTACGAGTACCCCAGAAATTGCACCACCAATCTCTAGAACAGTGGACAGAGATAGTGGGACATTCGGAGTGCAAACCTATAATTATGGACAAGTAGAGATAGCAAGCGAAGTAGGCTGGGAAGCTTACAAAAGAGTAGCAGATCAGATAATGATAATGTATGAGAAAACAGGACTTCTTCATGGCTATAGCTTTAACTCTTGGAGTGATGTTATAGAATACGACAATGAATTCGTGGAAGAGTGGTTGGCATCGCCTCAAACCTCCTTATATTACAGCCTTCAGGTAATGGGAGACACACAAGATAA